TTAGTAATGAGTAATATTAAAATGGGTGAACCTCCGTTTTGATTACTAGGATTTTAATATTTAATATATAAAGAAATTATATTATGAAACTTGAACTTAAAAAATTCGATATTACATCTATCACTGACGATAAAGTTGTTGTTATGATAGGTAAAAGAAATACAGGAAAGTCATTTTTAATCAAAGATTTGTTGCATTACAATAATTCTTTTCAAGTAGGAACAGTTATATCGGGTACAGAGTCAGCGAATAATTTTTATGGTGAGATGGTACCCAAGATATTTATACACGACGAATTCAAACAGAGTATTATAGATAATGTTGTAAAAAGACAACAACACGTGATAAAGAGTTTGAATGAGGAGAAGAGGAAGTATGGAGGGTCAAAGATAGATCCGCGATCCTTTTTAATCTTGGACGATTGTTTATACGACAGTTCGTGGACAAAAGATAAGAACGTTAGAGCATTGTTTATGAATGGGAGACATTTGAAGATGTTTTTTGTCATATCGATGCAGTATCCATTAGGTATCCCACCTAATCTTCGAACTAATATTGATTATATATTCATATTGAGGGAGAACATTGTTGCGAATCGTAAACGTATATATGATAATTATGCAGGAATGTTTCAAAACTTTGAGATATTTTGTCAAGTAATGGATCAATGTACTGAAAATTATGAATGTTTAGTAATTGACAACACAACAAAAAGTAATAAGTTGGAGGATAATGTATTTTGGTACAAGGCGAGTCAGCATCCTCCATTTAAGATCTGTAATCCTCAGTTTTGGGAGATGAGTAAGAACATAAAAGCTGATGATAACGAGGAAAACTACGATCCGTCGGTTTTTAAGAAGAAACGACCTGTTATTAATGTGAAAAAGACACATAGGAACTAAATAACACGTCCAGCACCACGTGAATCCATTTGTTGAGTGAATATGTTATCGTATTGTGGTGTAGTGTGTTTATGAAATAACATATCATTATAGGTGGATCTAGGTATAAATTTATATTCGATCTTTTTGTCTTTCTTTAACTTTTCTATTTCTTCTCTATAAATACCATCGACAATCATTATGATGCCAATGATTAACAAAAGATACAAAATTCCATACATTTATTTAATTATCTAAAATTTATTCTTTAACATTTTGCTTATTCTTCATCCAAGGATCTTCCTTTTCATACATTGAATCCTTCATTTTTTTTTCTTCAACCGACAACTCAATTGTCTTTTCGTCATTTTCTTCAATAATACTAATGGAAGTACCGGACGAACCTGCTTCACGCATTTCAGCCTTCTTCTTTTCAGCATTCTCAATATTTTTCTTCATCTCATTCTTACGTTCTTGGAAATGAATTGCCTTATTCTCTTGATTCTCCTGATACTTTTTCATCAAAGTGTTTAGAGCTGTTTCAGCGAACTCTTGATTCTCAATATGTTCTGGATTAGGAGACCAAGGACACCAACACCCGACTTGTGCAACGTAAATAGAGAACTTGTTTCCTTCGATCTTACGAAGTTTTTCACTTCTAAGTTGAGCTTCCTGTAGAGTATCATATGTTCCTCTTACCTTGATACCACGAATGGTTGTTTGGAAATCATTAAGTTTATGATACTCGTCTTCAAGTTCTTTATGTTTATCTTGAACAAAATAACGGAATGATTCCATAACTTTAGATTCATTAAAGAGGAAATCGAAATTGTCTTTCATAATACGAATCTCATCTGTTTTGTCAGGAAACAGAGTTTCTAGAGTCTTAACGAATTCCTTGTTTTTTTGAACATAAGCTTGAGTATACTTTTCAAAAAAATACTCGTTTTTAGATTTGATTACTTCTTCTGGACTAACAAATGATAGACAAACAAAGTTTTGATTACGAATGGGTTCATCCTGTTCAAGATAATCTACTTCTTTAGTTGGGATCATTTTACACAATATATCTTATAGAGACCTTGTATAAAATGTTTAAGTAAATTTAAAAAAATAAAATTGTTTATTATAATAAAAAATGAGTTACTCTTTCGATTTTATGGAAGTATTTGTTCGTATCCTCAAATACCTTATGGAAGGTCTTGTAGTTGCTACAGCGGCTTTCATGTTCCCTAACAAGAAATTATCAATGGACGATGTTGTATTGATAGGATTTGTTGCAGCAGCTACATTCAGTCTACTAGATTTGTATAGTCCAAGTCTTGGTGTAAGTGCCCGATCTGGTGCTGGTCTTGGAATCGGTGCTAATCTTGTAGGTTTTCCTACAATGAACAACATGCCTAATATTGGATCTTCTCTTAAAGGTCCTTAACTGTTAACTATTTTACTTTTAAGAAAACAAGTAAAACTAACTACTTTTTAGTTTTACATAGTTTTTTGGAACGGTCCTTAGATACTTCTTATGAATTTCCAACCAAGATCTTTACATATTTTTTTCCATATTTCTTCTTGTTGATGTAGTTTTTCACGGCTTTTAAGTAAAGGAAAGTATTTAAGATATTCGTCTTTGCCTAAGATCTGTATAAATTTGTGTATAACGTAGGAGTAAGATAAGAAGTTCTTACGTATTAGAGGTGAGTGTTTGAGAAAAGGGACTTGAATTTCTTTAAACATATTACGTAAAGTCTCTTCAAGTTCTTGAGTTAGATTAGGGTTTGGTATACCTGTTATTCTATTCATAATGTAAGGTATGTGTTCGTAGTACTTGTTAATCTTTAATTTCTTTAAAATTTCTTTAATCTTTTGTCTATTGATATCTTTTGTGTTAGTTATACGTTGTTTTTTCAATTCAATCATAATTTTATCAAAGACTTCTTCAGGAATATCGGTGGTTTCTTTACCTTGTATTTGGTTTAACCATTCTTGATAATGGTTAATACGTTTATAGGAGAAATAACTAATTTCTTTAGGGGGATCCTTATAGGATGGTTTTTCGTTGTCAGTAAGTAAATGTTGTACAGAGAAACAACTGTTACATACTGATATACTGTCGTTGTTAATTACGGTTTTGTCCATAGAACCACAATGATCACACTTTAATGCAACGGTGTGATCAATATTATCATTTATGTAGTTTTTGTCTGTGACGGATAAATATTCGTCTAATAGGGATGCTCTATTGTTGTTTTCGTTAGACAAGTTGCTAGTATTATTTGATTGTTTTTTAGGTTCTTCTTTTTTGGAGTTTTCAGGTGTAGTTTTGTGGAAATACTCAAGGATGGTTTTTTTATTCATATTATTGGCATTGTTTACATGAGTTTCAATATCCATATTGTTATCAGAGTTGTTTTCGACTAATTCGTAATAATTATATAAAATGTCTGCTGTGTTTGTATAATATTCGACTTCATCTTTATGGTTCTCTATATCTTTGATTTCTTTTTCAATTTGTTTAATTTTGTCGGTGAATTTGACTAAATTAATAAATTCTTCATCACTTCTTACATTATTAGGTTTACACCGTATGTTCTCTAATTTAGATTTTGTCTCTTCTAACTCTTGGGTTTTATCTTGTAAACAATTGATATTACTAGTAAAATAGGAAATATTGTTTTTGTGACAGAAATCTAGAGTATTAGAGGTTTTTTTATAATTACAAGACCTTTTATATACAGTTTGTTTTTTCATGATAAGCAGTTGTTATTTAATAATGCGTAAAAATAAATTTTAAATATATAAATTTTTTTCTCACATTAAATAAAAATACAAAATGGGAGGAGGTCTTATGCAACTCGTCGCTTATGGTGCTCAAGATATCTATCTTTCGGGCAACCCTCAAATCACTTTCTTCAAGGTTGTCTACCGCAGACACACCAACTTCTCCATGGAATCTATTGAACAAACTTTCAACGGTTTCCCCAACTACAGCAAGAAGGTTACCTGCCCTATCTCCAGAAATGGTGATCTCATCCACCGTATCTACCTTCAAGCTGATCTCGGTTCCTCTGCCCCCTCTTCCGAATGGGCTGGTCACGAGCTTGTCAAGTCCGTTGAAGTTGAAATCGGTGGCCAACGTATCGACAAGCACTACGCTGACTGGCTCCACGTGTGGAACGAACTTACCCAAACCGCCGGT